GAAATCTCATTGATTTCTACATCGCTAACATTTGCAACAATTCTATTCCAGTGATCTTCTTTGCTCATCTCAGTATCCAGCATAAGAACTGGTATACCTAGATTTTTTGCTACGTGAAGAGCAACATTATCAGCAAAACAAGACTTACCAACTTTAGGTCTTGCGGCTACGAGATCTACACATTTCCTACGAAGACCTCCTCCAATAGCCTTATCAAACACAGGAAATCCAGTAGATATTCCCATAGTTTCAGCTTTGTTGTTTTGAACATGCTCAATATAGTCGCTTAAAGACTCACCTAGCGGCTTAGGAGTTGTGTCGTCCTCTCTCATATACGACATACAGATCTCCTGAATTGGAGTCTCTGCAATTGATAAAATCTCTGTAACGCTTTCGTCGCCCGATATATCATCAAGGCCACGATAAATATCTCTCAATTGATTCTGTATATTTCTAGCAAATTGTAGCCTTCTTATTTTCTCAGCATGAGATCTTACATTTTCTAAATGAATAGGAGTGTTTATAACGCCATTTATATGTTTCATTACATCTGGACGTTCAATGTAATCATTTAGATCCAGACTCTGGGCTGATGATAAAATCTCAGGAAAGCCCACCGAGTCATTTTTTGACAAGGCATCAACTAGACATTTAAACAATATCTTATTGTGGTCTAAACTAAAAGTTTCTTCATCAATTAAAATTTCAACATCAACGAAGCAATCAATGCCATGCTGTATCATTCCAGCAAGAACAGCTCTTTCAGATGCTACGTTTTTCAAAGAAGTTTCTTTTGCCATATTACCTTCCGAATTTTTTACCTACACACCTATCGCAAACATAGTTGTCTCTTTTAAATATTGGATTTACCTGAATATCCTTTTTACATTCTTCGCAGACTACAGTAGCTGAATTATATTCGCTTCTTGTCCTTGGGGATCTTGGTCCGCTGTCATCAATATTATCATATCCTTCAGGTTTGTCAACTTCTAACCCCATCATTTCTTCAAATTTATTGTGTGTGAATTGAGGAGTCTTAGATGTAGTTGCTTTATTTACCGTAAAGTCATTTTTGGTATTTACCTTTTTCTTTGGCGGCCTACCTCTTTTTTTCTTTACAGGCTTTGGTTTTTCCGATGTGGTTTCATCACTATTATCGACTACATCTTTTGCCGCCTGAACTAAACTTTTCACAGATTCCAGCATTTGTAAAATTAATTCTTTGTCTTTCATGAAAAACTCCTCTTTTTACCTAAGTCTTGAAAAAGATTAACTCTTTTCTTAACATCTTTACATTGCTCAATAACTATTGTATATGCCGATTGCAGTCTAATTCTGCACTTCTCTAATTCTTCGGCATAAGAATTACCACTTATAATAGACTTTTTAATTACTTCTTTTGGCGCATAGCTACCAGAATAGTCATTCCACTGCCGACTAAACAAAAAATTTAAGGCTTCATTACACCAAGATAAATGTCCTCCTATCTTATCTGCTTTTTTCTGTAAGAAGGATGCATAATTCATTAGGCAGAGCGCTTTTGCATAACATTCTTCAGAACTTAGTTCAAGCAATGCAGTATAATCTGCCTGTAGAAAAAACTCGTCTGTTGAGTCGTATGCTGGGTCTGGTATGTTATTATCTGAGCAAAAATTATCAATCCAACTGATAAACTCAGCTAATCCCTTGATCTTTTCTCCGAGATCATCTGTTTCCATTTTTCTCTTTCATTATAGGGTAATACAACTATATCAATGTCATTTAACTTACACCATTCTATTTTATCCTTATCTCTCTTTTTTGATTTAAAAAAATCATACTTTGACTTATGAAAGAAAGAAGAAAAAGAATAATGCTGCTCACCATGCACTTCCACTACAAGCATAGCTTCTGGTATAAAAAAATCTGCATATAGTAGAGATTTTCTTCCTGATCTTTTGGAACCCGGTAGTGTTACCTCCTCATAGATGAAGTAGCCGCTGAAATAATCACGTAAAATTTTTCTTGCTTCAACATGATAGGACGACTTATTAGATCTTGACTTTCTAAATTGATGTTTTGTGTAGTTAAAATCATAAGCCCTGCCGTCAAATCCAACGACGTGCATCATGACAAAACCTCTTGCACTTTTTCTAAGACCATATTAAAAATATCTGGTCTAGACTCTAGAAAGTCATATAGTTTAGCTTGTCCTTGGAATTTTGGCACTTCTGGAAAGTCTTTATGACCTTCTAAGAATTCTAAAGTATACCAAGCGCCTGACTTATCTATAATAGAAAATGATTCAGCCAGTTCTATAATTTCTTTATTTTTATCAATGCCTTTGCCAAATTTTAGATAGCTTACGCATTCCGTTCCAGATGCTCCTAAGCTAGAGCATGTTACTTTCCAATGCACAAGTTGACCGATTTTTTTATCACCTTCCAGCCACGGTTCAATCTTAGCGATATCCATCCTTGTGTCAGCTTGATACTGTACCATAACGCCGCAGTCAGGAACTTTAATTTTTCCGTAACCGCTAGTATTAGTAATATAGTGTGTAATGATAAGGACAATAATTTTGTTTTTAACAACCGTTTGCGCATTTTTCTTTATCCAGTGCGATAATAGTTTTGGAAGACTTGCTCTTAGAGTTGCGGACGGATCTTCTTCTAGCTCTGCTCTGGGAACCAATGACGAACAAGAATCAATAACGCAAACCGCGCCTTGATTTTTTGGCATTTTCATCATAGACTCACAGATCTTTAAAAAATCCTCCGCAGCTAATTGATCCCCATCGTCAGGACCATGCACCACTTGGATCTTTTCTAAATCAAGATCTTGTATACCTACAAGATTATATGCTTTCAGACGACTCTCTGCATCTACATAGATAACTGGACGCCCCTCATCTTGAGCATTCTTGCATACTTGTAGACAGGTTGTTGATTTACCAGTTTTAGGATCGCCACTAACCAGATTCCAGCTTCCTTCTAACATGCCTCCATTAAGAGCCAAATCTAAAGCTGGACTAACACTCTGCACTTTGAGATGTTTTTTAGCTTCAACAAGCTCAATTCCAGCAGATATAACTTTTCCAAATTCTTTCTGGATAGCTTTTTCGCTACTCAGATCAACCTTCTTTTTTAATTTACTCATAATCCTCTCAATTTATTCTTTCCAAATCCAAATGCTTTAATAGGCTTATTTATTATAGCCTCACTTTTCTCAAATGTCAAGTCCTTATCAGATTTTTCAAACTTTTCAATGATCGGTATAAGTTTTTTATCTTGAAGCTTATGTATATATTTAGCCTCTTTAGACTTGACTGCTTTTATAATCCAGCTTGCTTTATACTTTTTTAGAAGTCTTCCCGCTTGTATAACCTGCCCTTTATATGGGCCAGTATATTTAGGGTCTGTCCAAAAACTTTCTGGGCATCTGCCAGAGTTGAAAGCCTCATTTCTTTTCTGAAATACAAGTTCTGTTATATAATTAGCAGGAGTGACATACCCCTCTTTAAATATAGACTTGTAGGGCTTTTTATCACTAGCGGAATTTGTGGATGTGCGGCTCTTTTTTCTCGACTTTTGCACTTTTGCTGTTTGTCCTTTTGCCATCTGCGAATTCTGAGGATGCCGGAGTCATAACTACTGATCCATACTTTTCATTTTTTGACATTAACTTACCAGCAGTAGGCTGATTTTCATTTCGAACTTCAGAAGCTGTTTGATTATATAGTTGCTCTACTAATGCCACTGGGGAGATGTTTTGCTTTTTAATTTCAGACAGCGTAACTCCATCTCGACATTTTTGCTGAACGTAAAATTGCTCCAATTCAGTTAGCGTTGTTTTAGGCTTAACTGTTTTTGATAAAGGAATGTCCTTATTATTGACACTTTTTGCCTTAACTTTCTTCTTAACCATTTAAATCTCTCCTACATAATATAAAAAATCTAGAATTTTTTTCTCGTAAATATCTCAGATATAGCTCGCCAATCTTCTTAGTAACCTTTTTAGCTTTTAAGTTGCCATAGTTTCTGAAAAATGTATTATCTCCGAGTGGATCAACTAAGGTAGCTTGGTCAAACAATAAAAAATATTTTGTTTCCCGGTCTGTATTAATTTGTTTTAGAAAAAATTTACTACCATCTGTGATAACTTTACCGTCTTTATCATACAGTATCGTTTCATGGACGTGTTCAACTTTATCTTTATCGACATAAAAATCTTCTTCATTCATTAAATATCTCCTGAATCTTAATCATTTTTTCCTTCAAAGCCTTCATGCACTCTATTCTGTCGGAAAAATTTTTTTCAAATTGAACATCCATAGGTATACCCATTTCAGCACAATGCTCCAAATTTACAATATCTAGTATAGTTTGGCCGCCTTCTATTTGCGTGCCTATATGTGGAGCTACAAATATAACGAGTTTATTTGCCATCAATATATTTCCTTTTCTGGGTGTCGCTCATTTTATTTATACCGGAATATAATTCCTTTTTTGCTTCACTCATCGCAGATTTTGTCTGTTCTTTCCTTTTTAAGTCTCGCTCTTGCACCTCTCTCTGCCCCATCTTTTTAGCGTTTCTGTCTGCTAATTGTCCTAGAGTTTGTGCTTCCTGAGTAACAAAAAATGTTGGAGCCGCAAAGATTTTTTGAAGAGATTCCTTGCCGCATTCTTCGCATTTTGTTAGGGGTTCTTCTTCATACTTTTGATAAACATCAGAAAAGAATTTTCCGCATTCGGCGCATTCATAATCATGTAATGGCATTATGTCTCCAAAACTCTTAAAACTTTAGCTATTATGTCATTTCTTTGAATATCTGAATGATCCAATTCACATATGGATACACCTTCGATATTATTTAATTTATGCATACAAGACTCTAAGCCACTTCTTCCTCTAGTTAAATCGGTTTGCTTAATGTCTCCATTGATTAAAACTTTAGAATTTTGACCCATTCTTGTAATAAACATTTTTATTTGATCAAATGTGCAGTTCTGTGCTTCATCCAAAATCATATATGTATCATGGAAAGTTCTACCTCTCATCATTTCGAGAGGTTCAAACACTATTCGATCTTCGCTGTAGTATTTATTATAGTTCCACGCTCCAAGAAAATGTTTCAAATTTTCCCTCATTGGCACAAGATAAGGGTTAATTTTTGCCTCTAATTCGCCCGGTAGAGATCCAATATCTTTTCCAGTACATACCAATGGCCGTGTTACTATGATTTTGTCTATAATTTCTCTGTACAGATGGTCTGAAGCCATTCCTGCTGCAATATATGATTTGCCAGACCCAGCGGGGCCAGAGCAAAATATAATATTATTCTCTACTATACCTCTTATGTAATTTTTTTGATTCTCCGTTTTAGCACTTACAGTTTTAACTTTTGGGGTTTGGGTAAGTTCTTTTCGCCGTTTTCTAGCCATAATTACCTCACAGGTTGTTTTTAATATCCTGTACTGCCAAATCCTCCTTCACCTCTGTCTGATTTAGAAAACTCTTCAACAACTTCAAGATCAAAGTGTGGAGCCTCCTGAAATAAAATTTGAGCAATCCTATCGCCCTTACTAATAGAACATGATTCGTCTCCAGTATTTAGGAGACACACCGTAATTTCACCCCTATAGCCAGCATCTATTACTCCGGCTAGGGTGTGTATACCTTTTTTGACTGCCATGCCAGATCTTGGCCATATCAGTCCAACATATCCTCTTGGTATTTCAAACGCAACGCCAGTATGAAACGCCGCTCTTTGTCCGGGCTGTAGCTCAGTTGGACCATCTACGGAATATAGATCGTAGCCAGCATCTGTTTTGTGCGCTTTAGTTGGTAGATTAGCAAGCATCGACCAATCTTTAAGCACTTTGACCTTAATCTTTTTTTCTGTCTTTTTAGAAAAACTAGGGGGACTATAAGCTTTTTTCTCCCAGTCCTTCATTTGATCAAGTAGTTGTTGTCGTCTTGCAATTGCATCATCATTCATAATGAAAATTCTCCTAAGTCCATTTCTTCTAAGTCATTTTTACTTGCACCAATTTTGTAGCTAGTAATTTCATGTTCCTGTGGGGCCACTTGAACAGATTCAGAATTCATCCAAGGCTCTGTCCATCCCGCAATGGGATTTTTAGATGTTTTCTCATAAGGTAGTCCTATAGCTTTTCTTCGGGACATGCAAAGCCAGTCTACATATTGATGTAAAACATTTTCATTTAAGCCAATAATTGATCCATCTTTAAATAAATACGAGGCCCATTCTTTTTCTTCAGTTGCTGCTCTTTCAAACATTTCAACTGCTGACTCCTCACACTCTTCTGCAATTTCTACGAAGCCCTCATCCTCTTCAGCCTGAAGGATTTTAATAATTTCCTGAGTATTATAGAGATGTAAAGCCTCATCTCTTTTAATTAATTTAATAATGTCAGCATTTCCGACCATCTTTTTATTTTCAGCAAACGCAAAGGCGCAGATAAATGACACATAAAACCTTACCGCTTCAAGAATATTGATACTAATGAGTGTCATATACAGTTGCTTTTTTAGACTCTTACTGGTCTTGCCAAAAGTCATACCCATTAAGTTATCATAATCTTCAATAGCGGAAGTGGCCCGCTTCATTATTTCTTTATCTTTATGAATGTCATCGAAGACTTCGCTTGGGTCAGAATATACATTTTTAATAATATAAGTATAACTATAGCTATGGATAAGCTCAAAGAACTCCCAAGTTTTTAGACATGCTTCTAGCTCAGGGTTCGAGGTATATTCTAATAAGGTAGGAACGCCACGGCAGATAACACTGTCTAGCATAGTCTGATATTTTAGATTACTAGAAAAGATAAACTTTTCATTGTCAGACATTTCCTTAAAATCAGAGCGATCCTTTTTAAGTTCTATTTCCTCTGGACTCCAGAAAAACTCTCTTTGCTTTTTAAATAAATCAAAAAATACAGGATACTTGAATTTGTCGTATCTCTGTAATCCAAGAGGCTCCCCTAAAAATAGAGGCTGGCTCGTTGGATCTACAAGCTTTTTATTAAAAATAGTTTTCATATAGCGCACGCTCCACTTTCGCAACCCATTTCTTTTTCCGTTTCGCCATCTCCATCAGGAGTATTAGCGTAATAGAAATTTTTCAAACCCAGTTTATATCCGTATATCTGGTCTTTAATTAATTCACTTAATGGAATATTTCCATCCTCATAATGTGAGTAGTTATAGTATAAATTAGTACTCATACTCATGTCAACAAATTTTTGAATAACTGATGCTATATTCATTATATCCTTATTACTTGTTAATTCCCAAGCTTTTGTGTAATAATTTTTACGAGTATGATAATTTGGCCTTTTTAAAGGAAAGTAGATTTCGAACAGGCTCAATACCGTTTGTGCTATTTTGTATAACGCTGGACGACTCGCAGGGCATAATAGCGCTGAGAGTTGAATGCCGGAGGCCAAACTCATTGACTCTCTTCCTTAATCCTTTCCAGTCCATATTATACTTTGGCTTTACTAGTTTGTCAACCTCTTTTTTATACCAATCTATAGGAAGTAGTCCTTGAGCATATTTAGTTTCTTCAAACTTAGGGCATGGGCCTAGCTCTGCCGCTAAAATACAAGATTCATTAATTAAGTTCCATTGGATCTTTTCCATAGTTTCGTGCATTAGTTTTAAGGCATCTGGATCGTCGTATAGCATTTTATTTTTTGCTAAAAATCCAGCCAGATTTGTAATGCCAATACCTAGAGATCTTCTATTTTTGGTAAAATTCTCACCAGCTTTTACTGGATATTCTTGATATTCGATTACGGACTCAAGAGATCTTACTGCGTTGCGGCATGTAAACTCTATATCCTCATCAGTATTCATCTCTAATAAATTTAATGCAGACAAAATACAAATACCAATTTCGCCTTCCTCGTCATTGATGTCTGAGATAGGCTTTGTGGGATGGATAATTTCTTGACAAAGATTAGACATATGCACTGGCACATCCCAAGATCCATGATCGTTCGCAGTATCTATATTCATGGAATAAATACGACCAGTCTCAAGTCTTTCTCGTGCGAATACTTCTGCTAATTTTCTGGCGGGTATTTTTTTCTTAAATTGTAGAGATCTTGCGTTCTCATATTTAAGATATAACTCTTCAAATTTTTCATTGTCACCAAAAGCCTCATAAAGACCTTTTGCCTCATGTGGACTAAAGAGAGTAATCTTTTCATTCGCCACTAGTCTCTCGTAGAATAATTTGCAAAATTGTACGGAGTAGTCTAATTTTCTAACTCTATTATCATCAGTTCCAGCATTGTTTTTTAACACCATTACGTCTTCAATTTCGTAGTGCCAGAATGGAATGTGAACCGTAGCAGATCCTCCGCGAATACCATTCTGACTAGTGGATTTAACTGCTGACTCAAAGTTTTTCAGATATGGGATGAGGCCGGTATGAATAACCTCTCCAGCGCGGATAGGAGAGTTGATAGGTCTAATCCTACCAATATTGAGGCCAATACCTGCTCTACGGGCGGTATATTTTCCAACTGCATGAATGCTTGAGAAAATGCTATCTAGATCATCTTCAACGTCAACCAAGACGCAACTAGCGAACTGTCTAATAGTTGTTCTGACGCCAGCCATGATTGGAGTCGGAAGATTTAGCTTAAATGTAGAATAACAATCATAAGCATCTTTTACATCTTTAATGTCATCAAAAAGACACATGGCAATGAGTAGGTAGGCATACTGGGGAGTTTCATAAATCTGGCCAGTCATCCTGTTTTTTACAAGATATTTGTCCATCATTTGTTGAAGACCAGCATACGTATAAAGATCATCTCTTTTATGGTTCATAAATCCAGCCATTTTTTTAATGGAATCCTCATCCCACTTTTCAAGGATTGCTGGATCATAAATCCCATTATCTACATTCACCTGTATATGGTGAAGTAGTTGAGGAGGAGTTGTGGCATGTCCCCATACATCTTTTCTTAGGCACATATTTAATAGACGGGCTGCCACATATTGGTAATTAGGGGTAGACTCAGAAATTAAATCATTAGCTGACTTAATTAAAATTTGATGGATTTCTTTTGTAGAAATTTTTTCTCTTAAAGAAAGACCTGCGTTCATCTCAATATCAGACAGAGATACGCCATTTATGCCTTCCGTGGCCCATTCCACAACCTTGTGAATTTTTTCGACATCGTACTGTTCAGCACTACCATTGCGCTTAATAATTTGCATATTTTTCCTTCAAGTTGTATTAAATCTCAGATGTAACACATCAATCGTCAAGTAGGTTATCAAGAACCCACTGAGTTACCCACTTGGCCACATAACTAATGATTGTAGGTAATATTATAGCCCAGATACTAAAAGTTTTCACCTGAGATTTATCAAAATTATCAATAATATATTGATGACAAGTATTATAGTTTTCTAGATAGCTCCTCTTCAATTTTACCTTTGTGTCTAGATCTTGATATAGTCTAGCCCATTCCATAGCATGTTCTAAACACTGCTTTGCTATTCTATTTCTTTCACGGTTTTTAAACGTAATGTCTATTTTATCGAGAATGAGTTTTTTATTTATCATTATCTATCCACTCGTATTTGAAAGGTATATCAGGAAAATTATCTATTACTAAAGTTCCGCCATCTTTTCTCAAATCAATTCCAGATAGTCCCAGAGAAAGCTTGATTATTTTCTTAACAGTGACTATTGGCCTGTTGTTTGAGAATCTTATTTTAACACAGTCTTCCATGCTGTCAATAGAGATGTTTGTATAACCATGAATTTTTATACAAAACTTTCCATCAACACAGAATCCTTTTTCTGAATCAAAAATTTGCTTCGCTATATCAAATGCTTTATCTATCATTTCTTATTATACATATTGGCAACTTGCGTTGCACTATGAAAACCTATTAATTCATTCGTTCTTTTTCCTTTTTCAAAAAGGAGAAACTGAGGGACGGAGCCGCCTACTCTGTGCTTATTCCAAAAGTCTTTATTCTTATCAACGTCCATGATTCTAATCATAGCATTTTTTTGATCTGAAACCTTCCAGCCAGATTTTTCTAGTTTTGGAATTTCTTTAGATTTCCATTGTTGACAAGGGCCACACCACTTTGCTGTGAAAAATATAACTTGCTTTTCGTTAATTAAGTCTGTTTCATCTTCAGTGTCATCATCTTTTTTAGAGTGGTAAGGGCATGGTGTTTTATGGCCGTCACCATGCGTAATTGATCCAGTGCCTTTACATGCACACTTGTTAATGTCTGGATCTGGCCCAGCTTGATCGTTATTGTCTTCTTTTTTCTCTACCGTATTTACTACAAACGCAACATAACCTTCAGCTTCTGCTTTATCAAAAGAAAATTCTGACGAGCCGCTACCAAGTGAAAAGGTTGGTACAAAGGTGATTAGTAGCAATACTAAGACTAGTATTGTACTTGTTTTCATTAGATTATTCTCGTATTAAGTTTTTGAGGTTTGAATCCTTCATAGCCACTAAAGCCCCAAGAATCTTTCTTGCGAAGGACACGTTTTTCTATTTCCTCAGCATCAACCCAAAAAGATCCATCTGGTTGATTATTCCTCTTAGGGCCACCATTCCATACACCCCAAGAATTTTGTACAAGAACTCCCGGCCTTTTGTATTCGTCATCTACGCCAAGAATTGACATTTGATGCGCCCATGTACCGTGAGGTTTTGCAAATCCCTCCTCGTCCCTAGTAGAGCTAAATCCCTGCGTACTAGCAATAGTGATAGCGTATCCATTCGCTATTAAATCTCTACATTCTTCATAAGTATCAACTCTAGATACAGTATGTATAGGATGTTCCTTAGCAATCTTTATTAGGCTATCTGGAACACCCGCGCTTCCTCTACCCCAGCTTCTTGCTTTATTTCCACTGTAGGTAGTTAAATCTACATTTCCATATTTTTTTCTAGGCAGCGCTCCATATTCATTAACGTAACGAGCGGCCCAAGCACCGATTGATCCATCACCACGAATACCCCCGCCGCCAATTTGCACTCGGCTGCCAGCATAAATATCTTCAGTGGCTGTTTCTGCGACCCAAGTTTCAAAGTCGCCATTAATATAAATATCAACGGCCTTTACGGCATCTACAGCGTAAGCTGCACCCTGTGCAACACAGTCTCCAATTGTTTGTTTTCGAATTGGAAACTTATCGCAAACTTTGTTTATAATATCATAAAGTAAAACTTTTTTGCCCTTACCAGATCCCTTAATAGGCTCCCACACATCAGAAAACACTGGGTGTGGTAGGTCATTCATAACCTGTTCAACTTTATGCGGGTCGTCAACCCAGCCATGAAAATTACTCATACTTAGTAGCTTCTCCAAGGTCTTTGAAAATTTTTGCGAACGCCAGCCTCTCTTCTTTCGTTTTTAAAGGTTTAGGAACATCATAACCAACATCTACTCCT